CTCGAGGCCTACGGGGACGCCTTCTCGGTCGGCCTCGACCAGAGCGACATCGGCAACCCTTCGGACCCCAACGCGCCCAACGCCGAGTTCGTCTCCGTCATGGGCGGGCCCTTCGACAAGCAGCTCTATCTCTACGACTACCTCAAGATGCACGGGCAGGCCTTCGAGGCGAAGAACCACAACCCCCTTGCCAAGCAAATCATCGACACCATCACCAACTTCTCGCTCGGCAAGGGCGTGGCCGTCATGTTCAAGGACGAGAACGCGCAGGCCGAGTGGAACGACTTCGTGCGCCGCAACGACTTCCAGAGCTTCCTCCGCGTGGACTGCGACAGCCTGACGTGGGGCGGCGAGCTCATGACGCAGAAGGTGGAGCGCGGCGGGCTCTGCTGGGTCAAGCACCGCGACCCCTCCACCTGCTGGGAGGTGGTCACCAACCCGCGCGACATCACGGAGGTGCTCTACTACCATTTCCAGTGGCCCACGCAGTACCAGCTCGTCTACCACGCGGGCGACGAGGTGAGCGAGTACGTCATCGAGGACTTGGACCCGAGCGAGCTCATCCACGTGAAGATAAACGTGGCCCCGGGCGAGAAGCGCGGGCGCAGCGACCTCTTCCCGGTGCTCGGCTGGCTCAAGCGCTTCAAGGACTACTACAACGCCAAGGTCATCAAGGCGCAGGTCGAGGAGAGCTTCGCCATCGTCAAGACGGTGAAGGGCTCGCCAGAGGACGTGAACGCGCTCATGTCCGACCCGACCATCACGGCCACGCCGCCCCCGGGCTCGGTCATCATCGAGAACGAGGGCATCACCACGAGCTTCCTCACGCCGACGACCTCGAGCCAAGGCGGCAGGGACAACACCGGGGAGCAGATTCGCTCCATCATCGCCACGGGGGTCGGCCTGAGCCCGGAGTACCTCGGCGTCTCGAGCATGAGCTCGGCGCGCGCCACGGCCATGCAGCACAGCGAGCCCAGCGCCCGGAAGTTCGAGCGCAGGCAACAGGACATGGAGGCCTACATCCGGCAGGTGGTCGAGTGGGTGCTCGAGGTGGGTAAGCGCAGGGGCCGGGTGCAGCAGACGCGGCTCGTGCCCGCCAACCTCGCGCTCGTGAAGAAGGCCCTCGGCTCGCTCGACTTCGGCCTGCTGGCGAAGGCGGCGATGGGAGCCTTTAAGGGCGAGCTGGTCGAGATGCCCGCCGACATGAGCTACGAGGTCATCTTCCCTGAGATTTCCACGGACGACCGGAGCCAGAAGCTCAAGGACATCGCCACGGCTGCGGTCTTCAAGGCCATCAGCCACAAGCGCGCCTCGACCATGATGGCGAAGGAGCTGATGGTCACGGCCTACGACTACGTGGACGAGCAGGAGGCCATCAGGGAGGAGCAGGAGAACCGCATGATTCAGGCGGGCATGGTCGGCGGGCTCAGCGCTGCGCAGACGCCGAAGTTCGGCGGCGGGGAGCCGAAGCCCGGCTCTGCCGAGGACAACGCGGACTTCAAGGACAAGCAGGGGGAGGAGTAGATGGAAGCTCAGATGCTCGGCTACGCTGCGCTCGTGGTGCTCGTGCTGGCAGCGGCAGGCCTGCGGGCTTGGCTGAACCGCAGGGAGAAGAAGGAGGAGCTCAAGCAGGCCGCGCACCCGGCCCAGCAGCAGAGGCGGCGGCGGTAAGATGGCTCAGACGCAGAAGCAGGTCATCCAGAAGGCCACCGCGCAGGGCATGAAGGCCATGCGGCAGCAGGAGGAGCGCAGCATCAAGGCGCTCCTCGCCGCGTTTGAGGAGGCGCAGGCCAAGCTCAAGCAGAAGCTCGCGGTCATCTTCGAGCAGGCCGGGGACGCTTGGGACTTGGGGCAGATGGAGTACACCGGGCGGCTGGCTTCGCTCATGGCCGAGGTGCAGCGCGTCATCGGCGAGCTGCAGGGCCACCTCACCGGGGGCCTGAGCAACGCCGCTGTCGAGCAGTTCCAAGAGAGCCTCCGGCGCTCGGCCTACATGCTCGACCAAGCCACGCCCAGCAACATCGCCATCAACGTGCCCGTCATTCCGACCGAGGCGGCGCATGCCCTCGTCGCCACGCCCTACAAGGGGGCCATGTTCTCGCAGCGCATCGGGCTCATCTCGAACGCGATGGCTTCGGACATCCGCGACGAGCTGGTGCAGAGCATGATAAACGGCGAGAGCATGCGGGACGCGGCGAAGCGCGTGGCCTCCGTGCTCGCGGGCGAGGACGGCACGGGGGGCTACCTCTCCCGAGCTGAGGCCATCGCCCGGACGGAAATCATGCGGGCGCAGAACATGGGCAGGGCCAGCATCTTCGACGCCAACTCGGACATCATGGAGGACAGCGCGGAGTGGGTCGCCACCGAGGACGACCGCCTCTGCGAGTGGTGCATGCGCCGGGACGGCATGAGCCAAGAGGAAATCAAGAAAGCTCCGCAGGGCGAAGACCCGTGGGGCAACGACAACGTGCCGCCGCTGCACCCGCACTGCCGCTGCACGCTGGCCCCGAGGCTCAAGAGCTGGAAGGAGCTGGGGCTCGACATCCCCGAGGAGTACGAGCCGGAAGAGCGCGCTCAGCGCGACGAGGAGGGCAAGTGGCGTATCGTCAGCCTCAAGGACTACGAGGACTGGAAGAAAGAGCGCGCGCTCTAAATCTCGTGGTGCTCAACATCGTCGAGCGCTACAATGTGCTCAGCACCGCAGCCTACAGGCTCGATGCGAGCGACAGAGGCGGGCCTTCTCCGCTTCTTCTCACGGACAGCATCGGACGCCCGCTGACGCTGCCGGAAGTCATCAGGCGGGCCAAGAGTAACAGGAACTAGGAGGCAGCAGGTGGGCAGCATGCAGCACGGCACGGTCAAGTGGTTCAACGAGAAGAAGGGGTTCGGCTTCATCACCGGGGCGGACGGCGTGGACGTTTTCGTCCACTACAGCGGCATCGCTGGCAGCGGCTTCCGCACCTTGAAGGAGCGCCAGCGGGTGAGCTACAAGGTCGTCGACGGGCAGAAGGGCGAGCAGGCCGTCGAAGTGCAGGTGGAGGCCTAAGATGGGCAAGGTCTTCATCGACCCGGACACGACCCAGTACACGCTCATCGTCGCCGAAGACCTGACGCAGCGCGCAACTCTTTCCATTTCCAACGAGGACGCCGTGCTCCTGCTGCGCGAGCTGACCCAGCGCTTCGGCGCGGTCGAGTTCGTAGCGGGCCCTAAGCAAAAGCGGCGCGGCTTCCTCGGTCGCATCAAGGAGGTTTTCAGTGCAGGGCATGAAGGCGACTGAAAGCGGGCTGCTGGTCCCAGCCCACGTGCAGGCTCAGCAAGACGACCCGACGAAGGCGCTGCTCAAGCAGCAGGAGGGGCTCTCCCGGCTCGAAAAGCACTTCCCTCAGATACTCACGCTGGCCTTCGCCCTCGGGGCCCGGCTCACCAACTACGTCAACACCCACCGCATCAGCCCCAAGGACTTGAAGTTCGAAAAGGTGCTCTGGCACAACGACGGCACCATCAGCTTCAAGGTGACGAACAAGGGCAAGCCCCTCTCCCCGATGGACGTGCACCTTACTTGAGGCATGCCCCCCTCTTGACGCCGAACCCCGGCGCGTGGTGAAATCCCGTCAGATGACATCCTCGGGAGCGCCATGCGCCGGGTTTTCGTTTCCTGCCTCGAAGCCGCAGCAGCCACCGCCACCGCCCAGCTACAGCGGTCGGAGGTGCGCACCTTCCGCTCCCTGACCGAAGCTGTCCCCGCTGGCCCCCGCAAGTTCCGCGTGGTCCTCGTCACCGAGGGCCGGGGCAACAAGCGCGACCGCAACTACTACACCGCCCGAGCCATCGAGAACGGCCTCGCCTCCGGCATCTTCGAGGGGGCGCGCTGCTTCCTGAACCACCAGAACGAGGAGGAAGAGGCGCTGCGGCCTGAGCAGGACGTGCGCTTCCTCTGCGGCTTCTTCTCCAACGTCAAGCAGGAGCAGGTGCAGACGAAGGAGGGCATGCGCCCCGGGCTGACCGCCGACTTCACGCCGGACAACTCGGAAGCTGGCAAGGACGCCGAGGCCAAGGCTCTCGCCGCCATCGAGTTCAACAAGCTCTATCCCGGCAACGGGCTCACCTACGCAGGCTTCTCCATCAACGCGGACGGGCTCAAGGAGGGCACGGTCGCGCTCGACGGCGAGGTCTGGAACAACATCACCGGGTTCGCCAACGTGCGCTCGGTGGATTTGGTCACGAGGCCAGCTCGGGGCGGGGCCTTCGTGGCTTTGCTTGAAAGCGAAGCGGGCAACGGAGGCCCCAACTGGAGGACGAAGATGGACAAGGTGAAGCAGGCTCTCATCGCTCTGCGCGCCGCGAAGGCCGCGCTCATGGAAGAGAAGGACGAGACCAAGCGCCCGGCGCTCGAGGCTGACGTCAAGGCCAAGAGCGCGGAGGTCACCCGGCTGCTCGAGGCCGAGGAAGGCACGCTGACGCTGCAGCACGAGGAAGAGGCCAAGAAGAAGGAGGCCGAAGAGGCTGCGAAGCGCGAGGCGGAGGAGAAGGCCAAGCGCGAGGCCGAGGGCTGCGGCAAGGAGGGCGAGGACGGCGAGGACGAGGACGGCGAGGAAGAGCCCGGCGCGCATGCCGAGCCGGACGGCGACGAGGGCGGGCTGCTGAGCCAGCTCAAGAAGGCCATCCCGCGCGGCTCCGAGGAGGCCGAGGAGGACTACACCAAGCGCCTCAAGGGCGTCATCGAGCTCGCCAGCCCCAAGGCCAAGAAGGAAGAGGAGGCCGAGGAAGAGGAGGCCGAAGGCGAAGCCGAGGCGAAGAAGGAAGCCGAAGCCAAGAAGGCCAAGGAGAAGAAGGGCAAGGAGGCCGACATCGAGGCCTTCAAGAAGAAGGACCCGGCCCT